GAGGCCTTCTTGTAATAATCCATCAAAGCGTAAGGATACTAAACGTTTAAGGATTAGATGCACGTCGCACATGTTCTGCCCGCCCATGGCCCAACCATTGAATGGTTTATCATATTGCGTAGGATCACAATATTTCTTCATGCGTTGATACCAATCTTCTGCTTCTGCGTGATTCTCACCTTGTAATACATTTAAGAACTTACAAGCACCAGTTCGGTGTTTCATAAAATAGTCGTTGTTGATATATGTACCTTCGACTGCTTCCATATAACTAGTGATGCCAGACGCTTTACGACCTTCTGGACTGCGACATACCCATGCTGGAATATCTAAGATCATACCATAGTCCATGTAAGCATCCATCCATGCTAATACTAGCTCACGTTTTTTCTGTGCTTTAGGACATGCAGGGTTCTTCCAATCACCTTCCCAAACACCCTTACCAATCTGGAAACCACCACTATCACCTAAGACAAAACTACGACTACGATCACGATTACGTATCATGTCTTCTTTAGGACTGACTTTATTTGTATCAAGTTCTGCGTGACCTGCCGAATACAGTGCCCATTGATATGGAAAATAAGCCGCATCTGGATTGAGCCAGTTAAGCCCTTAGATACCATTTTCAAAGTCTGCTGGTATACGTGCTGGATCTACATACGTGGGATTATGACGTTGTTTGCCTACATAGGTAGCATAAAAGCCTGACAATGCTGGTAAGAATACAGCATAGTCTAGTTGCTTGCTGGTTAGATTGTCAATTTCCATAATGTGTAGTCTTCTCGATATGTGTTCATTAGTTTATTAGTTAAACTAGGATTCTGTGCAAGTTGATCTCGCAGAAAATCTACTAGGGGTTCTTTGTATTTGTTGCCTTGTGTTTGATTACGATCGATGACTATATCTATATTCAGATTAATATCGTGCGTGGTCAAATATTGTTTAACTGCCTGTTCTGGTTGCTTGGCACTATTAAAAAACACACAGTTCTCTATAGGAATACTTTGTATAAAGTATACTTGTTTTTCGGTGTGATCGTCAAATATTACTCGATCAAATACTAAATCCTGTACAATGTTGTTCCAATTTTTAATAATATCATCTGATGTCCTACCATTTTTTAACAATAATGAACACAAATATTCCGCCATGCCACTAACCCAACGATCAATAGGGTCACGTAATAGAATAATTAACTGCTTATTGGTTAAATCTGTAGTTAAAAAATTACCTATATTCCAATTATTCTTTAATAGAAGTTGTCCAATATAACTGCTAGAATTTTTTGGTATTGGAATGTAGACTAAATTATCTTTAACAAACATGCCGCCAGGGGCAAACCCTCTGGCAATATGTTGATTCTTCCAATACTCAAACATTATTTACTTTGTGCTGGTAAGATATAGTTGTAAGTTGCTAGACCTGAATTAACAGTGATCTGTGCCGCACCCTCATCACTGATACTAAATTTCTTATCACCTGCTAGGTTTAAGATACTAATAACAGCATTAACCGGCCATGACCAATTTTTACCTAAGGTACCTGTTACACCTGCTTGGAATACAAAGTTACCTGCGTGACTGCTATGATCACCAAAACTTAATTCTAAGTTACTATTATTAGTTTTAGCAGTAAAGTTTGCTTCTTCTGCATTAGCACTTGCTTGGAATTTAAGTCTTTGGATATTAGCTACTGTAGGTTCAAATTCAACGTGCCATGTTACTGCTCGCATTTTAACTGTTTTAAGTTTGTCATTGACAATCTCTTGGCTCATAAAACGATAATCGTTTTTAAAGTCGCCGGCGGCATTTTCAAAATGTAAGCCTACTGCTACCTGCTCGCCATTACGATCTTGCTTGGCAATTGAAATCTTAGCATTGTCTTTGTATTCTGGAATACCTAAGATAGTGTTTAGTTTGCCTAGATTTGGCATACCAAATGTACCAATGAATTCTGCTACTGGTCCGTTTAGTTTAGCCTGTACGATAACACTACGGTCTTCTGCTAGTGCCTCAATTGTGGTTTCACTGTCTGTACCTGATACTTTAACTAAGTCAATAATGCCTAAGCCATAAGTGTTTTTAACGATGTCTAATAGATGGTCTCTCATTTAATTCTCCTTTGATAATTGATTATATATGATTTATTTAGATCTTGCAAGCGGTTTGATAAATTTATTTGACTATTATTTGGGCCATGGCTTGTGCTGCCTTGACCGTTTCGAGATCACCTGGTTTTTTAATGTCCGCCCAACTAATATGTGTATTAAATGCATCACCGGTCTCATTATCATGTAATGCAGTAATCTCATATCCAATTTCTTTTAATAATTTAATTAACCATCTTGAATTAGAATAGCTGCATGCCCAATTTTCTGCCCTTAGGGCTACTCCCTCAAGATCGCAATTACTGTAACTGAAAATAAAATGCCCGCCCGGACGTAATAATTTCCAAACTTCTTTTATATATTTTTCAATCTTGTCTAGGCTAAGATGGTTGAAATTATCCCAACACAGCACAAATCCAAATTGTGCCTGCGGTAACACTGAAAAATCTCTGTCATTAATTTCATATAATCTTAATCTAGTTTGATATAATTCTGGATATTCTTTAATCATATCCTTGATCATGAAAATATTACTATATGTTAGATATAAAGGATCGCTAGCCACCAATGGATCTATCCATTTTTTACTTCTCGGATTAATTTGCAGTGCAGGATAATGCCAATCACTATATTGTGTGATCTTAGACACTACCCAATTTTCTATTTCAAGTGATGAATATGCTGTTTGCAAGATATTTTCTTCTCTGAATTTTTCTTGGTAAGCATCGTCGTCAAATAATTCTAACGCATAATTATCGATATTTTGATTAATTATGTTGACCGTAGTATTAAGACCATTAATTATTTTTTGATTTTCTATCACTAATCTATCAAAATTATCTTTAAAATTTTCTATTAACTCTATATCGTCAATCGTCTTATTTTGGTTAACAATCGAATTTAATATTTGAATTTTACCTTGTATATCAGAAGCCAGACTGAGAGTATCCATCTTATCAAGTAAGATATTCCTTAATTTAACTAGATCGTATAATTTACCCATTATTCAAAACTAAACAAATTATCAAACGTTGTAGCAATCTGTGTGTTCTCGGCGATTTGCCATTTTAACACCCCCAATAGATTTTCTACCTTTTGATCTACAATACCAGTTTCCATACTAGCATCATCAAATGGTAATTCTTTAAACCACGCAGGTATATGTGTTTCATCTGTGGGATATCCAACACTGCTATAGCCTAATGGATTTTCTTTTAACTTACACACCACAGTTTTCATACCATCAACGATCGTCATACTGTATTGATCGCCCATCATACGTTTTAAATTATTCCAATTCATGGCCGCACGTACATGCCCTGGCATGTTGGCTTTGCCTAGACGTTCTTCTTCTTTGGTGTATTTGGTTAGATTGTTCACACGCTTAGGTGTGCCTTTTTCCCAAGCTGGACGTTCTGTAAATAGCAATTTAAAGTCACGCACTTTGGTGATAATAGTATCACGGTCTGCACCAGTTAATACAGATAATAAGATGTCACTTAAGAAGTCTTGGATTACCTTTGGAGTATCTGATCTCTTTAAGTCTAGGCCCATGGCTTTTACTTTGCCTGGAGTGCCGTGTGTGTCTAAACGATGACCTTCCATGTCATAGATTAGGATAGCATAGCGTTTCTTTTTAATAAACAAGCCTTTGAGTGATACACTTTCACGCCCACCTTTGATCAGTTCACCCTGACGACGCGGAGTATGGAACGCCTTTTCACAGAACGCTGGAAAACTTTCATTGACCTGATTTGCGATGCTGTCATACAAACCCACTGCTATGTCTTTGTTCCATTCCATTTTACCTGCTAGAACATCTGTCTTGACCATTGGATAAGCACTAAAGTAACATGAGTCTGTGTCACCGTAGATAATTGCTTCACCAGTGTGATCATATACACCTGTTATACATTCGTTTATGTATGCATCCATGTGACGGGCAATGGTCCTGCCTGTTAATGTAGTTGATTGACCGATACGTTTGTCAAAGAAGCGACAGCCTGGATTTAAGATAGCACCATACAAGCTATTAAGATTAATTTTCTTAACCAACTGACGTTTGTCCCAGAATGCTGTGTCTTCATCAGTGACAGCTTCTTTCTTTTTAGCCTGCATGTCCTGACGTTCAGCATACCAACGCTCTAGCAAGCCTGGGATAACACCTTTGCGTTCATTATTAAATATGGTTCCATTGGCTGATAAGATCCACGGCTTGTTGCTGTCGAAGATTAATCGCCAAACATCTGCTGCACTTAGGACATCACTGGTACCATTGGCCCAGTCGATAGTAATCTCTGTACCAACTTCTCCATTCATCACTGCGGTATATTCTAAACTGCCAAACAAGTTTTCCCATGCGTCAGCAAAACTGCTACCCGCTGTTTGTTTCTCTTTGATATAGTGTTCAGTCATGGTCTGACGCAGTTGTCCCACGATAGTTTCTGGACCCATGTTAAGTGCGCGAATCGCTGAAGGGTATAGTGAGTTAATATCAATAGCGCCAATGTAGTCATGCATGCCTGCTTTAGGAGTTGCCACATAAGCCCCGGCCGCCTGGGTATCAAACTGTTCATCACGGTTACGATTTGGTACAACCATGTTCAATTGATGTGCTTCATTAATAATAGCCTGTTCAGTAACTGCCACAGCACCCATGGTAGTTTGTAGTAGCACTGTGTTATCATGTGCTAGTTCATTGGCAAGGTCCAAGAAGCGTAGTTTAGTATCTAGTTTGTGTAATAGTGCTGTATCTTGACGATTGTATTCGATAAACTTGGCGAAGTCTTTGTTATATAATTGATCTAGTGTGCCTTCATACTGTGTTTTACTTTCGCCTAGTTCATATTCTGATATAGCATCTAAACTATAGCTGTGCCGTTCTTCATAGGTATATTTTCTATATAGTTGCATATAGTCCATATGCACTCGACCAATCAAATCAAAAGTCATATTAGCCGCACCAAAGCGTTCAAACTCACGCTGTTTAGGAAACTGCCCCCATAAACAGAATCTGCGTGTGTCATCTTTGCTTAGGACACGATTGGTACGTTGCACCATGTACGGAATATCAAAGCCTTCACTATTCCAACCTGACAAGATGTCTGCATCATCAATCAAGTCTAAGAATGTTTTAAGCAAGTCTTCTTCACGTTCCATTAAGAAACAGTTGTCATAATTCTTAGCAATCTCTTCTGCTGTTTCCCAGCTCATTGACTTAGGTGGGATAACCATGGTAACTAGTTTGTCCAGCCAATCTAGATACACTGATACCGCAGTGATTGGATTGAATGGGTCCTCTGGACGACTAAAACCTCGCACTGGGTCAAAATCAACCTCAATGTCGAAGAACGCTGTCTGTAGTTTTGGGGACTTCTGTCCTAGATAGTTTTCTTCAAGGCAACGGAACACGGGATTGATGTCACTTTCCCAGATACGCTTGCCTGAATTGATTTTAACTTCTTTGTGGAATTCTTTGCCTATGCGTGTGCTGAATCTGCTGACAGGAGTATCATAGATAGTGCGGAACTTACCACGAGGATCATCGTAGTAGAATGTATAGTTGGCAGGGTATTCTTTATATTCTCTCTGACCATTTACACGCTCAACGATGTAAATGCGATCTTTTGTTCTATCGAACAATGCGTCTACGTAACTCATCTTTTTCCTTTTTGTGCGACTTCTAGCTCACACACACTCTTCATGCCCGGGTGGGCGTTTTATTAATTATACAACAATCTGCCATAGCCTACAAGATCAACTAAGAAAATAGTTAGGCTAGTCATGAACAATCCAAAACTTCCTCTGCTCAGTGCTGAATACATGCTAATAGCTAAACAGCAAAAGAACAATGGATAAACAACTAAGAACGGCACATCAGGCACAGTGGCAGCAAATGTAACTACCACTATGATGTTTAGAAACCAATTAAAGATTTCTAAACATAGTCTAACAGGATGACTGTACCAATCCTTACGGATAAACTCAACTGTCTTATGCCAATTATTCCGCACTAAATTGTACGGCCAACAGTTTCAAGAATATCAGTGACTGTTTCGTGATCAGCATTGGTTTCGGTTAGTTTTGATTTTTGAGCGATCTTAATCGCTTTTTTAAGTAAACTAGGTTTGATTTCTAATTCTTCTGCTACTGCTTTAACGGTGTCGTTTAATCCTGCGCTCAAATCTTCTACTTCTTGTAATACCGCAATACCTTCGTTAATTAGTTGAGTTAGTTTAGCTTTTTGCTCGCTCGAAAACATTTTTGATGCCATGATGTGGCTCTCCTTGATTGAAAAATATATTATACTACAATTATATATGCTTGTCTATACATAATTGTTTTTTTTTAATTCTTCTATAATGAAAATTTATAAATACTATATATATGGAAACTAGTAATAAATCTTGGGAAACTACCCCTATTGAACAATTTTCTCGATGGGAACAAAGAGAAATATACTCATTTCGTGAAATAGATCTACAACAAACTAACATTGAATTGGTCGATAAGATAGTCGGATCTATAATAAATTTTAAAAATCTTAGTTGGTCATCAGAAAATCTAAATTTACTTTCAGAATCTTTAATTCAAAAAAAACTAAGAGAGCAAGGGTACGAGATATTATGCTGGAATCTGAATGATTTTCCAACTTCCTCAGAACAATTAAAAATAAAATTAAAGAAGATTCCAAAATTAAAAGTAAAGAAAGAAAAGATATTTATATATTCAAAAAACAAAATTTATTTAAACAAAATTACTTCTTTACTTACTTCGAGATTAAGTATAAGTTTACTAGTAATCATTTATCTTGCCTGCAATAATTTTAATCATTTTTGGTGGGGACTTATTGCATCATTTTTATTTTGTAACACCGTATCTATAACCAGTCATTATTATTGGTGGCATCCTATCCTAAAACCTAAAAACAAATACATTGGAGTTCTCTTAGATTTTTATACCATGTTTTTTCACGTTACTGCTTATGTTAGCCCATGTAACAGTCCAAAAAAATCATTTTTCGATCATTCCCATCATCATAAATTTTTTGGTAAAGACAAAGATTCAACAACAGCTGAGCGTCAACGATACAATGGATTAATGTTCTTTTTTAACAGATCACTTACATCATATTTTGGTAAAACAACATATACTAAGGTTGAAAATTTAAAATATTCTTCTTTGTATAATAAATTTAATCCAATGGAAAAATTTCTAGAAGATTATTGTATGATTTTGTTGCTAGTTACACATTTAATACTTATAGTACTTTTGGGATTTTATTATTATGTTCTATTCGTTTGGTTACCAGTGATTTATTATTGGGTTGGATCTGAGGGTACTGAAGCATTGTGTTTTTTTAAAGATAATTGTTGGTCTTTTCCTTTCTTTTTAGATAATGCGTATCATAGAAGCCATCATCAAATTCCTAGTAAAATTATTATGGGGCCTAGAAAACTTAAATTATTAAAATACATAAATCCACAATATTGGTATATAAAATTATTTTATTATCATAAACAAAATGATCTAATATGGGTGGAAAATTTCCCCTTACCAATTTATAATTTTTTAAGCAAGTCGAGCATCAATAAGAGCATTTAGTTGTTTCTTGTATTCAGTAATGAATTCACGTTTATGTTGAGCTAGATCATACCACGGAATGTCTTTGTGTAATAGATTAGTTAGATAATTTAATTCATATCCATAATTTACTAATGACCAAATTGGTTGCCCTGGTAAATGATAATTAGCACTGTTTTGAAATGTCTTTCTAAATTCAAGTTCTAACTTATGCGCTTCTTTAAACGTTGTATAGTTATTTTTCCAGTCGACATATTTGTTATATATCGTTCCTTGATCTATATAGCCATATTTTTCAAAATTAGTGCTGAGTTCACTGGCCCAGTTGACGCGGTTAAGGCGGTCTAGGGTTAATGCCTTAAAGTCAAAACTATGTAAAGGGATAGTGCCGTCCATTAGTTGTTCAAATGTTTTAGTAACATTCTCTAAACTATCCTTGGGTAGGCCAATCATAAAACTACCATGCATGGTAATTTCATTGCCGTATCTGTTACGGAGATCTTTAATTGCAGCTACTTGTTTCTTAGGCGCATACCCTTTACCAATTAATCTACTAGACTCTTGGTGTAGTGTTTCTATACCGAAGTAAAATCCTCTAAGACCAATATCATATAACTTGTCAATTTGTTTCTTAGTATGTAACAGATCAATTCTGGTATAAGCCCAAAATTTAGGTTGGAATGTAAGTTGTTTGACCGCTTCTAGTATTAGGTCTAGTTTGTAGTCATTGTCATTGAATGTATCGTCAACTATAGAGTATGTAGTGACTCCGTAGCGATCATATGTATCTTGTAGTTCGTGCCGGAGTAATTCTATACTTTTGACAAAATCTAAATTTTGTTTTCCGTTCATTGGGTATGAGCAGAACTTACATTTAAAAATGCACCCGCGGGCTATTTCAATTGGTAATGATTTGGCATTAACTACATCAGTTGCCTGCCAGAAAAAATTGCTGTTTTTAAAGTCATGAGTAGATGCTGTGCGATCATCAAGCATTGTTACTCCCCATATGTTCTTTACTGCACTCTTTAACTGTTCGCCTTTGCTTAGATGATTGGCTAAGTTTATCATAGTACCTTCGCTGAACCCAACAAATGCATAATCTACACTACGATTTTGATATTGCCCACGAACATTGGCACCGCCAACCATAACTTTGCAGTTAGGACTAATATTTTTAATATAGGATAAAATAATCTTTTCAAATTCTTTACCCTGGGGAAATAGACTGTCACCTAAAAATTCTGTATAGGTCAGCGACCCATCTGGATTGGGATCTACGTTTGAATTTTTATAGAATGTTGTACTAAAGCCAACTGCTATTGTTTTATTGCTAACAACTTTATCTAGTAGCGTAGTTAGTTCGGTATAATCAAATGCATGTAGGTGATCGATTACCAAACATGAGTATCCGGCTGATCTTAAGACATGCGCACACTTAAACGGGCCAATGGTTTTGGCAACGTAGATAGTGTCAGTTAAATCAGTGAAGAATATGAAATCATACATTATATTAGTATATAGTAAATTATTCTAGGTTGTCAATTGAAAACGAATTTAATTTATCCTGCATTTACGCAGTATTTTGGTAACTGTCTGAAATTGATAGGCTAGATCATCGTATAAGTCTTCTGGTGGACGTTCAGCATAGGCTCTTGATACGTAAGCCATTTGTCCCATATCAGCATAATATATTTCTGTAGGCCAACGTGGGC